GAGATTACCATGCCCGACAGTGACGAAAACATCGAAGGCACGGATGAGATCAGAAAAGAGTTGAACGATAAATTAAGCAGGATATGAATGAACCACAGAAGCCCGCTTTTTTGGTAGGTGCTGTTATAGGTAGTGATATTGCTCAATTTTCAGGCACATATCAAACACATATATACAGCCATTCATTAGAAAAAGTGGTTTGTGGTTCAAAAAGTTTTCACGGGTGCGGAATTAACGAGGATATAAATATTGACAACTTAAAAGACTCAATTTTAGGTGGTGCAAAAAAAGACAATTTAGGTGTGAGCTGTAAAAGGTGTCGCAGTTGGTTTGTCAAGCATTACCTATAACTAACGGCTATGGATGATTTTACTGCACATATACAACAGACGTGCGCGGATATGGATGATTAACTTAAAAAACAATAACAATGGACTCAGAGGACTACAAAGAATTTACAAGGCTTTCTAAGGAAAGAAAGTCGGACAAAAGGATGGTAGCAGCGAATGAAATCATGGCTCTTAATCAATCAAAATTTAGGGTTGAGAAGATAACCGAGTATCACTTTCGGATTAATGGTAAATGGGATTTGTACCCGACTACAAAGAAGATTTTTAGGGTTGCTGACAGTTCTAAATTTTGTCTATGGAAGTCAGGACAACTAAGTGAGAAACTTGATTTGTTGGAAGCAGCCGGAAGTGTTTCACCGATGTTTGTTTTGGGCTATTTCAGTCGTTCAGGAGCGTTAATCGAAACGGTTGGATCAGGTGACTACGGAAAACTGATAGCCTTGAAGAAACAGAAGGAGAAGTCAGGGAATTACAAAATGGGTGAATTGAAAATTTATGCAAAATCCACTTTGTGAATAAATTTATTTTGAAATAAACTTGCATTAACCGTGTTAAATTGCGTAAAATTGCGGACGATATGAGAAACAAAGAAAACAGACAAAATTTAGATCAAGTCAGATCGAAACGAAAAGCGATGAGAAAGACAGAAAAAACACTTCCTGAAGGAAGATACGACGTAAGGGTAAGCGATATACCCGAAGATGTAGGAAACTGCATTAAACAAGATTCAAAGGACTTTGGATGTACTGACGGGATAGCCGTTAAAATGGCTCTCAGGCAGTTCTATAAAAGTCAGGGGAGGATATAAATTAATTCAAAACAATAAACATTATGTCAGAAGAAACAAACGATGAAGTAATCATCACAACAGCAACAGAACTTGTTTACCAACAAGACAAGGCAGCAATTGACGTGCAGATCGCAACGGCAAAAGCATATCCGCGAAACATTCAACGAGCGAGGAAAAATGCAATTGACATCGTGACACTTGACCAACAAACTGCTCAGACCTGTACCTATTCCGTTCCTCGTGGCGGCAAGGCAATTACAGGCCCGTCGGTTCACCTTGCTAAAATCCTTGCTCAGACTTGGGGTAATTTAAGGGTTGAGGCAAAAGTAGTTGATGTATCTGCAACAGAAATAACAAGCGAGGCGGTTTGCTTTGACCTTGAAACGAACATTGCAATTAAAACTCAGGTCAAAAAATCAATCCTTGACAAGTACGGTAAGCGATACAAGCAAGATATGATTGTTGTCACAGGCAATGCAGCCAACTCTATTGCGCTAAGAAACGCTGTGCTATCAGTTATACCGCGTCCGATTGTGGATAGCGTATATGCTGCCGCAATGAACGTTTTAACGGGCGATATTTCGGACGACGACAAGAGAAAGAAAAGAGCGCGTCAGGTGGTAGATAAATTAATGGGAACTTTCAACGTGACCGAAGAAGAAGTGTTGAGCGCAATAGGAAAGCCTTCAATTGACTTTGTAGATGCAGAGGATATTGCAACACTGGTTGGTATCGGAACAGCCCTAAAAGACGGTGACACAACGGTTGATTCAGCTTTCAGACGAAATAAGACAACGGACAACGTAAATCAAACTCCGTCAACAGCCGAAGAAGAAGAATCCCGCATCTTAAAATTAATTGAGGAATCTAAATCACTTGCATCACTTAACAAAAGGGTTGAATCCTTCGGTGACGACATTAAAGAGAAGTACATGGCTCAGATCAACGCTAAAAGAGAATCGTTTGTAAAGGAGTAATAACACATAAATCAAATAAGAAAACAAAATGACAGAAATCGTAAAACTTGACCCTTCTCAATTCGGAATTGAGGAATCAAAAGCAACACAAATTGCAGAACAGTTCAAACCAATGCTGGACAAAATGGTTGAACTTGAAAACGAATACAACGAAATTATTCAACTTCCCGTTGATAAAGAAACCTGCACAAAAGCAAAGACACTCAGGTTGAAGTACGTTAAAGTTCGTACAGGCACAGCCGAAATTCACAAGCAACAAAAGGCTTTTTACCTTGCCGCAGGACGATACATTGACGGGTGGAAGAACGCACAACTATTCGCCTCGGAAGGGATTGAAACAAAACTTGAATCAATCGAAAAACACTTTGAGAACATCGAGCGCGAACGACTTGCAAAACTGAAAGCAGATCGAATTGCGGTACTTTCTGAAATTGTGGAGATGCCAGAAAACTATAATTCAGAAACATTGACAGAAGATGCGTTTAAGAATCTTGTTGAGGGGTTGAAGTTGGCAAAGGAAGCGAAAGAAAAGGCAGAAAGAGAAGCGGAGGAAAAAAGAAAAGAACAAGAAGCAAAAGAATCCCGCTTTAAATTACGTCAATCTGAAATTCTCCCGTTGTCACAATTCTTGTTGGAAGGTGAGGGAATTACAATTGATTCAACAAACGAAGAAAGTTCGGTATTGTATCACACCCTTTTGGGAAGAAAGTCAGAATACGACGCTGAACAGGAGCGTATCAGAGTTGAGAACGAAAGACTGAAAGCGGAGGCCGAAAAGAAAGACGCTATATTGAAACAGCGCAATACAGAACTACGCCCATACATTGCTTTTATACGCGACTATCAGGCAGTTTTGGATATGAATGAAGACGATTACCAAAATGAATTAAAAGTTCTTAATCAGGCCGCTATGGATCAGGCCAAGCACGATGAGGAACAGCGAAAAAAGAAATTAGATGAAGACGTAAGAATTGCGGAGGAACTTGCAGAACAAAGAAAAGAAAGAGAAAAAGCAGACACGGAACGCAAACGACTTGAAGCGGAATTAAAAGCAAGAGAAGAAGCTGAAAAGGTAGAACAAGCCCGTAAGGACGCAGAAGCCGAAGCGTTGCTATCTCGTGGTGACGCTGAAAAGTTTGAAGCCCTTGTTTCCGACATTCAGGCACTCATCGGTAAGTATGAGTTTAAATCAGCTAAATTCAAAAAGGCAAAAGCAGACGTTGAAACACTACTTCAAAAGACAGTTGAACACGCTAATTCTAAAAAGTAAAACAAAATGACAATCACAACAGCATACGACTTGAGCGAACCTTTGTTTTTCTTGGATAAGAACAACAAGATTCAATGCAAGCCTGTCTATCGGATAGACATTGAACGAACACAGTCTACCACAAAAATTCAGTATTGGTTTAATACTGCACCCGAAGGGCAAACATCTCAATTCATAATAATTGATTCAAATAAGGTGTTCACAACCAAAGAAAAACTAATTCAATCACTTGAACCATGAGCAACATCACAAACCAATCAGACGGAGGACTCTATTTCAGAGCCTCCGCGAAGTCTGAACTAATGACGAAACCACGAGGGAAGTCGCCTAAAGAGAAGTACGACGAAGTAGGTTCTAAATTAGTTACCGCTACCGCAACCTACGCATCTACGGCTAACAAGGAAACAAAAACCGCCCAAAACCTTCTTGCGAGGATTCAGAAAATGAATTTAGAGAAGGAGAAGTTAGGGCTTAAATTAAACGAGCCTCATTTGTCTGCAACAGCGATTAAGTCAGCACGTCGTCAGTGGGTAAGTTGGAAGTATGACAGGAGCAAGGAAATCAGCAACAAGTACACGAAGAAAGGAAAGCTGAATGAGGAGAAGGGAATTACGCTTGTCAGCCTTATGAATGACGCCTATTTCAAGAAGAACGAAGAAAGGTTGTACGATCATGTAAACCGAATGACGGGTGAGGTTGACTTGTACGTTGGTGAGAAACTGATCGGGTGCAATGAAACTTTGGACGTTAAATGTTCATGGGATATTATCACTTTTTATGACAGCATAACGGCTAAATTAAAGCCCGTTTACGATTGGCAGGGAGTTGACTATATGCACCTGACAGGAGCAGAAAGACACAAGATTTGTTTTTGTTTGACCGATACACCATATATGCAGGTACTTGACGAAATTAAGAAGCAAACATTTGGTGATTGGGATGGCGAAATGCCGAAGTGGGCGCAGGTAATGGTGGTTAAAGACATGGTGTACACAGAACAGAACTTTGATGCCTATTTAGCTGGGCTTGATATTGACCCAAAGAACGACGGCAGCGAAGTGTTGGCAGTTTATCATTCCTTTATTCCGATACCCGATGAGGACAAATACTATGAATTTGTTGTGGAACGGGATGAGGACAAGATTAAGGAAAGCTGCGAAGTAAGCCGATATTTTCACAAGTACGCTCAGGACGAATTTGAAACGAGGAAATTTATAAAGTCGTTGTCAAGTCAGGAAATAGAAACAGGGGAATAATAACCATATAAATTAAACGAAATGACAGCAGAACAAATGCTTATTGGCAGAATCGGTGGAGATTCTTTTGGGACATCATTCATAGACGTTGAGCCGTCGATGATTATTGAATTAATGGAAGAATACGCATCTTCCAAACTTACCGCAAGTAAAAGCGCGGAAGAAATCTTTAATACGATTCCATATCTCGATAGGGTTGATGATTACTTCAATATGCCAAGAACACAAATTCTTGAAGCAATGGAGCAATATGCAGCTATCAAAGTATCGGAAGCGAGTGGATGGATTTCAGTTAAAGACATACTACCTAAACCCGAAACAGAGGTTTTGATATTGAATGATGGGTTTTATGGGATTGGAGAATACAGAACTGATTTTTTCCATTTCAAAGGTGATGGATGGATTGATAAGGGCAGTTGGAATGATATTGACGGGTACGAAAAACAGTTGGAAGTAACCCATTGGATGCCGATACCAGAACCGCCTAAAAACAAATAACTACATGGACAAAGAGGAAACAACAAAGTGGATTAATTCAGCCTTTTGGTCACTGCTTGTAATTATGATTGTGGCCTTTGTGATTAGTTCCGTCAGGACCGACAACATAAAGGTTGACTTCATGGAGAAGTACGATCAAAAAGCAGATTCATTGCTTAAAATGCAGGAGAAGTACCGTGAATTAATTCAGGAAAGCAACCAAAGGATTGAAGAACTTTCCGAGCAAAGACAAACGATAATAGAAAAACAACCCCAAATTTTTAACAGATATGTTACGAAATACATTACGAATAACAGCCCTGCTGATACCTCTACTTTTAATCAAGTCTATGAGCGGTCAGTTCATGAGTTCGACTCCCTTTGGCAGTCAGGATTCTTTGTCACAAAGTAATTCAAACGATGCCTTGAAATGGAGGTTTACCGTTTCTTTTGGCCGTATGCTTTACGAATATGAATTACGTTCAATCTGCGAGGAAAGGGACTCGATTAACATGGCTATCATCAAGGAGTATGAGAACCAAACGGGTATTGCGGCAAGGAGTACAGATGATTTAGTAGAAGCATTTCAGATAAAAAACGATGTTGCAGATCAATACAAGTTTGAATTAAGTGAAGCAATTCACAAGAATAAGAAGCTGACAAGGGGCAACAAAGCATTGAAATTTGGAATTGCCGTATTTGTACCCGCAGCTTTTGTCGGAGGGTTTATAGTGGCTAACAAACTAAATTAAGGTTATGACCAGAATACGCAGAAAAGCAAGCGACCTTGTTATATGGAAGAAACATCTCTTGTGGAGATACATTAATTACGCAAAAAAGAATAGCAATATTCACCCAAGTAATTATCCACCCGAATTAAGATTGAAATCGGCTATTACAACAGGACACGAAGGGGAGGAATGATCTGAATTAAATCTGAAACAAAATGAAAGAATTAGAATTTAAGAGCAACAGAACAAACATTGAATTGTCGGTAGAACAACGAAAGCAAGTTCAATATCAGTTTATAGGCGACATCGTTCCACACGAGGGTCATAAAATTTGGGAAATCAACACGGAAACATTAGAAGTTAAGGAAGCTAAGTTTTCAAACACCACATATCAAATGTTTGGAGAAAATAAAAAAGAGATCATTGTTAAAAAAGGATTTGCTTATGTGGCGGCACTTAACAAGAAAAACGCTTTAAAAAAGTATAAAAATGGGGTAAGCGGAGGAAAACAACTTGGCAATGAAAAACTTCCTATGTAAGTAAATTCTAACACACAAACAAGATGAGCACACCGATAAATATTGACGAGTTGAAAGCAATTAAGATTTACCCGTCGAAAGAAAGAGCATTAGACGGAACTTGTATTTCTGATCTGACCGCATTAGTTTGGAAGATGGAAGATGATGCAATGAGTAGGCCTTTAAATTCACCAATGCCCGCAGGATGGTTTTGTGACATATCACCCGCAGGACTTGATTTATGGGCTGAACAGGCGCATAAACGAGTTATGGAGAGTGTGGATGAGTTAATCGCAAAACACAATATGCTTCAATATTGGTATAAAGACGGAGTTCCTATAATGGATAATGCAGATGTTTTTCGGGCTTACTACGAAAGAACTGGTTTAATACTACGTTAATAACTCCTTTCGCCTTACTTGACTTCTGATGATTGAAGTCGTATTATTGTATCGCATACCCAATGAAAATTTTAATAAATCCCATTATCGACACATTGCCTTTAGTTCGTTCTGAACAAGGAGGGTATGCCTCTGTGATCGGTAATGGGTTTATTTTTCAATGAACACAGGACAAATTTTAAAGGCTAAAACAGATCAGCCTTTTACGGTAATTCCCAACAAAATTTTAAGAGATAACAAGATTTCAGCCAAAGCAAAAGGGTTGTTATGCTTTTTACTTAGTTTACCCCCTGATTGGGTTATTTACAAAACTACATTAACAGATTATTTCAAAGACGGAAAAGACAGCCTTAGTTCTGCTTGGAATGAACTTGAGCAACTTGGTTATGTGGTTTCTGTTGCTATCATAAAAAATAATCTTGTTTCCGGCTATAATCACGTTGTTTATTATGAACCAATAGTAATGGGATCGGTCAACCCTTCGGAAAGCGGGTTTCCCGAAAACCGAGAAGTCGGAAATACGGAAAGTCGGATAACCGAAAACCCGCCACTACAAAAAATAGATATTACTAAGAAAGATAGTGGTTTAAATATAAATAAAGATTCTAAAGAAATACACGCGTTTGAATCTTTTAGAAAAAAGTATGCAGGTGCTAAAAACGGTCACGATACTGAACTACGAAACTTTCAAAAACAAAAAGACTGGAAAGAATCTGTTTTTGTGCTTGAAGAAAAATACAATTTGCAAATTGAATGGCGCGACAAAGCCAAAAAATCGGGTATGTTCGTTCCTGAACACGCTAACTTGCAGACTTGGATTAATCAACGTAGATGGGAAATGGAAATGCCTGAAATTGAAGATAAAAACGTGCAGAAAACATTGCTAAAGATCGACCCTCAATTCGGGTACGACACTTCAAAAGGAGGAAACGGAAAGGTTTACAATTCAATTATTGGTAAATTTCTTTACCCCGCAGATTGGAAAGGAGAAAAAGTTTGAATGAAGAAAGGAAATATCGAAAGAAGCCATCAGATGAATTAAGTCTGCATGGGTTTGGTAAACTATTGCCGCAAGCCGTTGAACTTGAAATTGGGGTATTGGGTGCTGTTTTATTGCAGTCAGAATCCATTTCGGTTGTGGACTCAATTTTGAAACCCGAAAGTTTTTATGACCACAAGCACGTATTGATTTATCAGGCAGTAATTAATTTAGGCCGTAAGTCTTATCCGATTGACATTCTGACCGTTACCCACGAATTACGCAGAATGGGCGAACTTGAAAATGCGGGGGGCGTGGTGTATGTTTCATCACTTACAGACAGGGTTGCGTCCTCGGCACACCTTGAATTTCACGCCCGTATAATCTGTGAGAAGTATATCATGCGTGAATTAATTAAGATTTCAAACGATATTCAGAAACGGGCTTACGAGGAGGAAACAGACACCTTTGATTTGCTCGATGAGTTCAATACGGGAGTGGCAACCATAATGAGCGAAAACGTGAAGCAAGACGCCTTACCGATACGATCACTCACGGGAGCAATGATGAAGGACGTTGAGAAAAGACAAAATGCAGGGGATGATTACGTTTCGGGAATACCGACCTACATAAATTCAGTTGACAAGGTTTTGGGAGGATTTAAGAACTCAGACTTGATAATGATTGCTGCTCGACCTGCGATGGGGAAAACCAGCTTTATACTTAGTTGCGCCTTGAATCAGGCTAAACGAGGGCATAAGATGGTCATATTTAGCCTTGAAATGAGTAGAAACCAACTTGTACAAAGACTTGCTGCACAAGAGGCTGAAATTGACTTATACGATCTTGCAAATAAGAAGTTGGATATAACCCGAATTGAGAACCTAAACAGGGCAATAGGAGTTATTGAATCACTTCCGATATGGATTGACGACACACCCGCACTATCTGTTTTTGATCTTCGGGCTAAGGCTATAAGGCTAAAGAAACAACACGGGATTGAAATAATTTATTTAGATTACCTTCAATTATGTACAGCAGGAAAGTTTGCTAAAAAACTTGTAGGTAACGAAACAGCAGAGGTTTCGATGATAAGTAAGACGTTAAAGCAAATAGCCAAAGAAGTTGACGTTCCGCTTGTTTCGTTATCGCAGCTTTCAAGAGGCGTTGAATCCCGAACCAACAAGCGGCCAATGCCAAGTGATTTAAGGAGTTCAGGCTCGCTGGAACAAGACTCGGATATTATAGGCTTTCTATATAGGGGAGAAGTGTACGGAGAAACAGAAACGCCCGAAGGCAAAAGCACAGCAGGAATCGGAGAAGTAATTATTTCCAAACACCGAAATGGAGGCACGGGAACGGCCTATGTAAGATGGATACCACACTTGACAAAGTATTGTGATGAAAACTATTTTGCAAGCCCTCCTATGAATCAAGTTGAAACCCCACTTCCGGCCAACAACAACTTTTTGAATCAAAGACGAACCGACAACGACGATACCCCATTTTAACCATGACTGAACTTAATTCAGAACAAAAGCAACTAAAATCCCAACTCCTCGAAGAACTAATTGCGCTCAACGGGAGAAGATCGCTTAAACCGACTATTGAAGACAACGGAAGGACAGGGGAAGTTATGAATCAACTCTACGAATTGACAGGCAACAATATCTATAAAGTTTAATATGACCCACGAAGAAAAAATAAGACTTTTTAAGACCTACGCATTGCTTCAAATGACGGTTTTCAGCATTGATGAATTAACTGAATCCAAAACACCATTGCACGATGTCAGGATGCTATCAAATAGGCTGTCTGAATTAATTGTAAAGAAGCACGGGAAGAATATTTCAACTTTGTGGGATGTTGAAGGTGGGGAGGCAGTAAATTCAGAAGTTTTGAATATATTTGAAGAACTATTTACCCTTCTTGGTTCTGCTTCGACGGCTGAGTTGCTAATGTCGATAGAAGTGATTAAAGGAATCAAGTCAGGTGAGATAACGATTGAGAAACAAAATTCATAAACAGAATGGACTACAAAGGAAAACTATACGGAAGGGTAGGGGGTAAAAACTACTTCGATACAGGAAAAATCGCCGATGATTGGGATAAACTTGAAAAGCAGATTACTGAATTAAAGTCATTCACCAAAAACATTAATCCCTTTACAGGCGATATGTGGCAATTTCTTTTAGTAAATGCGCTAAGATTCCTAACCGAAGAACAACGAGCAGGACTTTGTTTTGACCTATACTGCCGATCTGAAATAAAAGAATTGATTGACGGTAAAATTCAAGACGTGAAAAGTGAAAAACTACAAGAAGAAATGGAACGCTGCAAAAACGACCCCGAATATTTCTACAAAACATATTGGGAAGTAAAAACCGACAAACAAAATTCATAAAACAAAATGATAACACCCTCCGACACTCCCGCGTACAAACACGCTATCTGCAACTCAGACCACGATCCAATGCTCAAAAAAGGACACATATACCAAATTATGTCTTGGCATAAAGACAAGGTTTGTGTACTTGCTGACGGGCACACGCACTGGACTAAATCAAGTCAATTTATACCAACCAATAACTTTTAATTCAGATGGAAGAAACAACAATAATGAAGTACCTCGAAGCAAATACTGACGGTACATTCACACGGGCAATGCAAGCATGGAAAGACGAACTTGAATCTGATCTGCCGAGATAAAATGAAACACCATGAATTTAGAATACTGATCGCGTGTGAAGAAAGCCAAGCCGTTTGCAAGGAGTTTCGCAAATTAGGTTTTCAAGCATGGAGTTGTGATATTCAAGATTGCAGCGGCGGGCATCCTGAGTGGCATATAAAAGGTGATGTATTGAAAGTGATTAATGATGGGTGGGATATGATGATAGCATTTCCTCCATGCACACACTTAACAGTAAGCGGTGCAATGCACTTCAAAGAAAAAATTGCAGACGGCAGGCAGCAACAAGGTCGTGATTTTTTTATGGCAATGATAAATGCCCCGATTGAAAAAATAGCCGTTGAAAATCCAATAGGAATAATGAGTACATATTTTAGAAAACCAGATCAAGTTATTCAACCGTATTTTTTTGGTGATGGATTTACTAAAACAACGTGCTTATGGTTGAAAAATTTACCCTTATTACAGCATTACAAAGCGGTGGATTTGTTTAATGATAAAACAACTCACGTTGATACTTCAAACGAATATAAGGAGTGGATATGTAAAAAAACTGGCAAAATTAAAAGGCAGCAAATGTGGTATTACAAAGCTTTAATTGACGCTAAGACTAAAGAAGAACGAAGCACGATAAGAAGTAAAACCTTCCCGGGCATTGCAAAAGCAATGGCCGGACAGTGGGGTAAATACTTAATTGAAAATCACATATAAAATGCCCAAGTGTAAAAACTGCAAAATACCGTTTGAAGCAAGATACCCGATGCAGTCGTGTTGTAGTGCTATTTGTGCTATTCAATACGCGAAAGACAACCCTAAATTAGTTAAGAAAGTAGAACGAGATAGCTTTAATTCATGGAAGAAGGAAGTTAGAGAAAAGCATAAAAACGCGGCACATTATCGTAAGGAATTGCAGGTTATATTCAACACTTACATTCGATTAAGGGATGAAGGAAAGCCATGTATTAGCTGTGGAAGGAATTTAGCAGGAAGAAAGGTCGATGCCTCGCACTTCTTTTCTACGGGATCATATCCAAACCTAAGATTTGATGAAAACAACGTACATTCTGCCTGTATTCCTTGCAATCAACACAAGGGCGGCAACCTAATCGAATACGCGATTAGGCTACCTGAAAGAATAGGTCAGGAAGCATACGAAAACTTAGTCAACAGCCGAAGCACAGAACTGAAACTCACAATCCCCGAATTAATAGAAAAGATTGAATACTACAAAAAATTAATTAAGCAAATGTCCCAACCACGATGAGAGGCGGTTGATACTTTCCTTCCTTGAATCGGAAATGGCGGAGTGAGTGATAACGGTCGAGGGCTTTGCGATGGTGGGCGTTTAGAATTACTGAACTTTAAAATTAGTACAAATGAATGTAGAAGAATTAAAAACCGAAATTAGCAGACAGCAGGCATTGCATATAGCCGATGTTATGCGCTGTTTTAAATCAGACCCTTGCGCTACTGATTACCAAAAAAACTATAAAGAAACAGAACAATACCTATGGGAACTTATTGAAAAGAACGGTTCTGTTTTAGGTGGTTTGATTTCTGCTATGGAACGGCATCTCGAAAAATAGCGCATAACGTTTTGCGGCTTTGTGTCTGTTTGCCCCTTGCACAAAGTTTCAAGTTACCACAAATGTTGATGGGGCAAATAGCACAAAACCGCTGTTATAAGCTGGCTGCGGTTGATTAAACGAAAAGCTAAATACGAAGCACGAAACAAAAGAATTAAAAAAAGAAGGGATGGCAAAAAAAGATTTAATATACAGCGACCAACAAAGTATGTTTGGTTCAAGGGAAATTATCGGATTTGGTTCTGATGAATTTAGCATCAAAGAACTTGATAGAAACAAGGCAAATAAGATAATAGTTGAAAACCATTACAGCAAGAAGTTTTATAATGCTACCTATATTCATTTAGGGGTTTATATTAAAACTGAATTAGTTGGGGTGTTGCAATTTGGATATGCTATGAACCCTGCAAGCTGTGGAAGCGTAGTTGAAGGAACGGAAATTGACCAATACCTTGAATTAAACAGAATGTGGCTTGATGATAAAGCACCACGAAACAGCGAAAGTATGGCTATAAGCTATGCGGTAAGATACATAAGAAGCAAGTTTAATAAAATAAAGTGGATACAAAGTTTTGCAGATGAAAGATGCGGTGGTTTTGGGATAGTTTATCAGGGTGCGAATTTTGATTTTTATGGAGAACATATTGCAAAATTTTGGACTTTGGATAATGAAGTTTACCATAATAGTTTAATGACAAGAAACCCGAAATTATCTAAATCGGCAGCATACTTGCAACACCACAAGGAAAGGGCTACAAGCGAAGAACTAAGACAATTTAGATACATTTACTGGATAGACCACAAATGGAAAAAGAAAGTATTACTGAAACAGAAACCATATCCGAAGCACTATGTTGAAAAACCTAACAACTTTGAAAAAGTTGAAGCGGGGGGGCGTTTTTTTAATTCTTTTGAAACGGAATTGTCAAACGAAGCAGGAACGTAGCAGCTTGCTTATAACTATCATATAGGTGCTAATCCGCAGACACCTATGCGCCGAAATAAGGCGGTAGGTGGTAGTATTACACCAAACGAAAAAACCCCTCACGTTTGAGGGGCTTTTCATTTAAAACCTAACTAAACTATTTTATTACTTAACAAAAATCCTACTCAAAAATAACTGCTTTACGGATAGCCTCAAAATAAGCCCTCCGTGTTTCCTCAGACTTAGACACATTCGCTAAATCAGAGTAACGAGTCGTAATCACAATGCCGTTTTCCTTCGTCGTCCTCAACTTGATACATTCGGCATGAGGCAAGTATTCGCCTACTGTGAACCTGTTTCCATCCTCTGAATTAGTTAGGCCAATCTTCAAGCCCTCAAATTCATTTTTACCATTAACTACACGCGAAGTCAAGATAACGTGGTCGCCATCGTATTTCAGATATTCGTCTGCCGAAGTTCCATCTAAACAGTCCGTAACCGTAAAAGATTGACGAATACTGCTCTCAGGAATTTGACCCACAAAAACCCCGTTCAAAATAGGATTTTCTGCTGCAATGTATGTTGTCGCCCCTTGTTCAACCTGAACAGAAAGCGTTTTACCGTTTGGTGTTGCTTTAATCATGGCTTAAATTAATTTAATTGTGTTGGTATCCAAGTCAAATTCGACTTCATCAGAAAACTCTTTTTGTCCCATTGGAGAGTTAATGAAGAATAACCTGATCTTACAACCGGGCTGAACAATGAATGAATGAGTGGCTTCGTCGTAACCCGGATTTGAGCCCTCAACGATATTCACCGAATCTGCTTTTGGGTTGCTGATTCCAAAATGGGTAAGTCGCGGAATCCAATTCGGCTTTTGAAGCTGTGGTGCGACACACTCCCATTTGCCCCCATCAGCGTCAATCATCTGCCAACTAACGGCAAAGTTTGAAACCGACTCTGGGCTAAAAGGCATTCTCCATTGACTTACAGGATTTGCCGCAAACCAATCTTTGTAGAATGTCTGCTGAACAAAAGTATTGTTGTAAATCGTGTTGCCTTCCCGTGACAAGTAAGCGTTGAGCGAATGAAATTCAAATGGCTTTGCTTTACGGGTGTAATACCAAACCGAACCGAAGTCAAGGATATGACCACCTTTGTGAGGGATTGAATTAAAGTCAATACCCGATCTGATTTGTCTTTGGATAAGCAAGTCCTCGTCAACAAGGGATTGCGCTCCGTAGTCCTCTGCAATGGCAACGTTAATTTTCTCTGTTCTGACCGTTCTGTCACCTTTTCTTACGGGTACAGAAGCCGATCTCTGACCGAACCTGACAAGGCCGACCATCACATGATCTTTTAGGTGTACGTTCTCAGGAAGCACACCTACTTTTTCGTCTGAATAAATTTCTATCATCTTAATTAATTTTGGGTGTTAGTCAATAATGCGCCAGTCTTCACCAAGAATATCCATCATGTTTGGATTCCATACACCACAAGTGCCATCAGCGGCCTTAAGGTCAATGTGTGGTCTGTACTGCACAGATGTTCCTTCTGAAAAAATGGTGTTTAACGGGGGTCTGTTTACGGTGAATGTGCTTCCGTCAACATAATAGGCATACATTCCCTTTCCATTCCAACCCTCACGGGCTACTTTTTTACCCGCTTTCAGGGCTTCGATTGCTTGCCCGAAATTCAGGCCGTGTGTTTGATTTGTCATTTTATATTTGTTTTAATTAGTTACCACTTATCAATCCATCAGGTGGATTAACCTCGTCAATATCGTGAATGTAAATATCATTCTCATCGCAGAATATTACAAATGCTGTGTTCGGGTCTGATTCAAGTAAATCACAGAAACGCAATAACTTTACTCTGTTTGATTCTATCAAATTAATTATCGCAGAATGTTCGTTTCTATATGCGTTAGCAATTAAATTACTTAGTATGATAAAAACGCCATTAGATTCTATTTTAATCAAAATAGTTTCACCCGTTTGTTCTTCAATTTCTGATGTTATTGTGTACATTTTTTTTTTATGTGGTAATTGTTGATGCTATTGAAACAATTGCTGCCGAAGATGAAAGAGCAGAATTTTGAATCCTGTAATTAAGAACGTCTGTTCTAATAATAGCTATGCCAAGCGCACTTATAGAATATACCCCCGCAGCAGAACCCGCAGCTATTATTAGCGCAGAACCAGAAGTTACGGCATTTACACGAACATTAGCCGTAAGCGACCCCGTTACAGGTTGTGCGCCTTGAATGTATATATCAAAAGTTTGAATTGTTCCTGTCACTCCCGCAACACAAAACCTTGTAGATTCTGTCGCGCTATATGCTGAACTACCGTAAAAATCCGTAAAGTTTGTAGCTCCCGCAGTAAGACCTACACCCGGCATTTTTACTCCGTATGCCGTTATTTTTGTTGTACCCGCAATTGCTGCTTGAACAAACTGAGTAGTCGCTAATTGTGCTGTATTAGTTCCTATTGCCGCAGTAGGAGCTGTCGGTATGCCCGTGAAAGCAGGGGACGCTAAAGGAGCTTTGTCGTTAAATGTAGTCCAGTCGGCAGAAGAAAGTGCGCCTCTGTTCGTAGCTGAGGCCGTCGGTAAATTAAATGTATGCGTTGCTGTAACAGAACTAATATTAAAGTCAGTTCCCGATGTTCCTACTGCTAAATTCTGTACTTGTGCAGTAAGTCCATTCAATGCGGTTAAACCCGTTGTAAAAGTGGTTATAACTTCACACAGGTTGCTGTCTTCCGTGTGTAGGGTAATTGTTCTACCGCTATTATTTACATACACCCTTACCGCTAATCTATCTGTAAGAGCCAAAGTAGTTGCGGGTACACTCAATGCAGTAAGATATAAATCTATTGCCGTACCATTAGTAATTCCTTCGGGATTAGCAGAACTTGATGCTATTAAAGTAAAAGTTGCACCATCCCATTTGTATAATTCTACATAAAATGAAGGGCTTCCTCCCGAACTTGATGCTTGAAAATACATCTCAAAATTCCAATTACCCGCTGGTATATTAAGTTGAGAAGGATCATTTGCGTCTGTTATGAACTGAGCTATATATCCGTTGGTCGCTATTGTAAAGTTAGTGCCTAATCCAATAACAGGCACTCTATTCATTTCGTAATAAGTATTTCCTGCAAAAACACCTTGATTAACAGAGCCATTAAGGTAATAATTTACCGATGCACCCCCTCCTATTGATGTAGGAAAATTAGCCAATGTACCATCGCCTCTAATGTATTGACTTGATAAACCTGCGGCGGCAACGGCTAATGTTCCTGAATTTGTTATGGGGCTTCCCGATACATTAAAAGCACTTGGCATTGTTAATCCTACCGAAGTAACTGTTCCCGAACCGCCACCACCGCCCCCAATAGCGGGCTTAATATCCAAACAAAGTATATCGCTATTGGAAAGAACGCCCTTGCTATCAATTAAAACGTAATCCCATACAGCAAGCCCGCTTATTACAATGTAATTGCTTATCTCATATATAAAAAACGAATTAGGGTCTGAATCCTTTGTGAACCAAAGCCATGAATTATTTCCAAGTTGATTAAGTAGCCCCGAAAAATCAGTTCCGTTAAAACTATCCATGCTCATAAGCAATTTACCGCTTATGGTATAGAATTGACCTGTTTCAAGGTCAGAAGTATATTGATACTGAATAGCGCACTCACCGTTTTCAGAACAGTCGCAACAACCCTTGAAAACATTTAGAACTAATTCAGAATAAATTTGTCTTGCCCGTTGTAGATTTAAGTCACCCGCATTTTGTAAGGCTTGATTTACGGGCGTGTATGACCTTGAACCAACATTAAGAACATACATTGTGTTGAACACAAGATGATCGTTGGCTCGTGAACCGTCTTTTAGTTGAACATCATTGCCGGGATTTCGGTTGATAATAACAATGTTTAATCCATCTCTTAAAATGTATGGTGTCGTATTGGGAACAATTTGAGAAACGGATTGAATAATGGTTGAGCCGTCGTAAAAATGTACGGTATCATTGTTTCCGATCTGAATATTTGTTACCGAAATAGAAGCCATTGTTTTTTTTTACTGACGAGGGACTAAATTTAGTTCGTTGTCGTGAGCAAAGGTAACAAATTCATCAAGGGTAGGATACTTGTTTTCAAATAATTCGGGGTTAAATTTATCCTTCCATAATCTTTTAGCCTCCACCCACTTTATACCCGTTCTCATGGGCTTACGATTTTTCTGAATTTGTTTTTCTTTCCTTGCCTCATCTTCCTCAATCTTTTGTTTTTGTTTTTGACTTGCCCTTGTACCTTGAATTTGGTCTATCGGAATCGGGGCGGCACTGAATATCATTTGCTTAATTGCTTCGGGAGTTGCCGATAAAAACTGCCTTGTCACGGGGTCTTTTTTTCGCCTGTGATTATGAATTAAGATTTCAAGTGGTTCTATTGGGTATTTAAGTGATTTAAGGTACTTAAAAATCTGTTTTGGCGTTCTAAGGTGTAGAATTTTATCCCCGTCAATATTGTAGGGGATTGGGTTCGGCATGGGTTGTTCGGGTAGGAACGACATTATTTGTTTGTTAATTTGTTATTCCTCAAAGTGTGGTAAATCTCTCATCTTCCAATTACCACCCCAAGTCACCATTGGATATTCTGCGCTCATTATAGCCGCAAAGTTTCTAAAGTTTTGACCTGACCAATCAAGACTACCTCCTTTTTTTCTAAACGCAATATCAAAAGCCTGTGCGGGTTTACGGTTGTGCTTTCCGTTTGCCTTTATGTTGGTGACGATCTTGCCCGGCTCTGTTCTGCCCTGAGCATATAAATCAGCTTGCTCGTCGTTTGATCTGAATGTACAAGTAAGTATTGGTTCGGGAGCGTATGGGTACATTTCTATAAACTTTTCCCTTGTATCGCACCATGCGTTTTGAAGCAGGTAGGTGCAATCTTCGATTTTTCTTGATGGCATTTTATTTGCTTAATTAGTTTATTTGTATATATTTGCATCGCAATTCGCGCTTGAATATCAAATCTTTAGGCAATCGGGAGATGAGAATTGAAGAACGCCACAGGAAACTTGAAAACACCCTGTGGCGTTTTCATTTTACTTCGGCTCGTCGGTGAAGATATTCGCTACAACACCGCCACCAACCATTAGCACAAACCCCGCAACAGAAACTATGTTAGGCAAGCCAACTGCCGAAGCACCCATCAAAGCAGTTCCCATACCACCAAGAACTATTCCCAATTTCTTAAATTTTTTAGACGTTCTAACGTCCCAAAATTCTTTAGGTGTTTTTACCCTTGTACTCATTGTGATCTAAATTAATCTTGTTCCTCGTCTTTCTTAGGTATCTTAACCTTGAATACACCAAAGATACCACGCAAAACTCCATCCCAATTAGCAAAAAACCATAAAAGCAAATCACGACCATAAATTGCCGTACCTATACCCATCGCATTTGCTATAAAAGGCTCAAACCTTAATGACGCAACATAATTTACAAGCATCGACAAAAGAAATGCCATAACGCCTATTCCCCATGCCTGTTTAACGGTTTCAACCTTCTTTCTATGAATCTGGAATTGAACACTTATCCATGAAGATATTATCCCTATCGCAATGGTCGGAAACCACTTAACAAGTAATTTCCAAAACTCATAGGCAATTAGCCAAAAGTCGGAGTTTTCTTTCATAATTTCAACGTTGTTTCCTAAAAAATTATTTCTTTTACTTTAGCCATAATGCGAAATTAAATATAAATAAAGGTTGAATATTAATTAAAGTTTATTTAGGTAAATTCGATATTGTAAATGAGTTCATCGCCTCTTTTTCTTGCGGTGTTTTTTCAACTTCGGTATCTGACGGCTTGCGCTGTGAATTAGGAAAAGCAAATAAAACAGCTTGATAACTTGCAAAATCAAACATATTATCAAGTAATTCCCTTCTTTGGTCGTAATCGGTGACTGATTTGATTAAGTCCATATTCTGCTTGACAATAACACCAAAGTTTTCATAGGTTTTATCAGAAATCATGCGTTGAAGATTATCCTCAACTTTAACTGATTTGTCCATCCCCGCCATATCAAATTTAGATGGTCTATAAATGTATCTTGCGGGATATGGAATGTATTTGCCATCTACCATGAAAAGACTGTACATATCCTTATGTTCTTCTACATGGTTAGCCATAACGTAGTTGGTCGTGCTGCCAAAAGAACCAAGAAAATCATTATAGATAGGTGGATATGCTATTTTATTTCCAAAAATATCTACGCTTTCATAGTCTTTTCTGTTTTCAATCCACGGGTCTAAAAACCATACGTCTTTTGCAAGATATGTCCCTAAATTTTGTACATCGCTTTCAAGTTTAATGTAGGTTTTATACCTATCACTCATGTTGTAATATTGCTCTTGCAATGATCTCACCACAGCAGGATTTACAGTTCCTTTTGCAGGGTTAATCACAAGCACATCAAACAGTCCTGCGGGTATATCGGCCTTTTCCCTTGCTTGTAGAACTTTTACAATTTTCGATACTGTTTGAAAATCAGTATTGGCGGCATTAGCAGCAGAAGCGGTTGCAAGTGAAGCCCAGTCTATTTCAGCCGATTGTTGAAGTTCGGCTTTTATTGTTGTTGGGTCTTTTAATTTGTCTGCGTCCAACACAACTTTTTCAACACCATATCTCTGTTTATCTCTTAATTGACCAAGCCCCATTACAAAGGCATACATTTGACCCATTGCTTCAAACGGAACATCCCTAAACGTCCCATCATCTGAATAAACTCTCATCGTGTTAGTTGGATCAATACCCCTGTCTTCCCTTCTTATCTTTGGTGAACTTCCAAAGAAATCAACCTTGCCGCCCATTAAATACCTTTGTCTTGTAAGTGGCTTTCCTGTTTCGGGGTCAACAACTTTTTCGCCCGTTGCGGGATCAATTATTTCTTCATCATCCCACCAATTAGCCAAAATATAAGCAGCAAGACCAAGTACCGCAACAGAAACACTAATGCGATATGCGGCTTCTTTTGGGTCTGATTTATACATATTGTATGCCTCGTCTTTATCATCTTTCAGCACAACTAATTTATTATCCTTGTAATCAAACCTTTTTGGATATAAATAAGCAGCAGTACCGATAATTGGGGCATATTGAGCCGCTCTTTCACCAAGAACAATTGCCTGACGGCTAAAAAGCCCAAGCGTTGTGCTAAGTAAATTAATTGACATTCCCAAGAAACTTAGTTGGCCTTCTACTTGTGGTTTAAACTTTAGTTTTCTCAAATTACCATAAGCAAACGCACCAAGCGCACTTTTTGGATTATTCATACCAATATCGTAAACCGATTGTTCCATTGCTCGTTGAAACAACATTTCGTCTGTGTTCTGAGCAATCATTTCACGGATACGATCTTTTCTGAATCCTTTTGGAACAGGAACGCCTTGCGATACCGCTTGCGCTATTTCATTGTCTACTGCCGTTTCTATACTCTTTAACTGAGCAGGTGTCATTGAGAGTTTCTTTAAGAACTCATCTTTAAATTTAGGGTCTGACGGCTTAATACCTTCCATTATGGTTTTGTCCTGCGCCATATAAGCTAAATTCATATCCTGCATGAATTTATATGCTATGTAGTTCATAAACGCCATAGCATCAGGAATGATATTGGTTATAGGTAATTTACCTTGAAAAGTACCCTCAATTAAAGCCCTACCCGCGATCATCGAAGCAGCCCTGCCCTTATCAACACCCCATAGCTTTTTAATCTCTGAAAATGTCGCTTTTCTTGCTCTTTGCCAAGCTCTGTCTTTTGAATAAATGTTATCAGCACGTTCGGTTGCCTGTGCAAACGGATCATTGTGTCTATACATTGATTCCATGAAGGCATTGCGAACGCCCCATCTTCCATTGTATAAATTCTTACCCGTAAACTTTAACGCCCTAATTGTGTTAGCGGGACGATTAATTAAAGTCTTTTTTATCGCATTGGGTATAGCAAAGAAACCAACGCTGAAACCACCTGTAAACGCTGTCTTCACCTTAGAAAGCAAGTTTCTTACAAGTGTTTCGCTTAGTATCTCATATAAATTTTGCCATGCAGTATTGCTATAACTTGCTGCAATAGTATTGGCTTGATTCATAATTTGAGTACGCAAAGCACCTCCGGGCATCCTTGCCGCCTGTTGTGCAAGTTGCGTTATCTGAGCAATTGCGTGTTGCGGTAGCCCCTTATACCCAAGATACTTAGAAAGCATATTGGTAAATCCGAATTGACTAATTGCGCCACGATTAAAGAATATTTTCTGCATGACTTCATTAACCGACGAATCTTCACGACCATCTGTCATTTCGTTAATCAGTTCTTTAATTCTCTTGTTGTCGCGCTGGTCAAGTTTTTTGTTAATATGTGTCTGAACCTTTTCTGCAATTTGAATTGCCTGTTGTACAGATAGCGAAGGAATGGCTTCAACAAGTGCTTCAACAAATGTCTGATTTGAATTTGGATTTTTGTAGAATTTAGAAACTACTTCTTTAACCTTTTCATTAACGTAATTATTCCAAAGCCTTTCTGCTTCCGCAAGTTCTTTTTCTCTTGCTTCTAATTCTGCTTCTGCAAGTTTTTCAGCCTCTTTGTCGGCCTTTTTCTTCTCCGCATTGACTTTGGCCTTATCCCGTCTTTCTTTTGCTTTCAACCATGCTTGTTCCAATTTCTCCTGTTCCTGCTTTTGCTTCTGATCGGCCATTGATACCGATTTCTCATCTGCAAGTGGAATAAGGGTATCTACAAACTGTTTGAATTTATTAATTACATACTTCTTTCTTACTGCATCCCATTCCTCATCACTCATGTTCTTTGGCTTACTTACGCCAACTGAATCCAAGTGGTTTCCTGAATTAACATCATCAATTAAAGCCCCAAGTGCCGCATAAAGTAAATCTTGCGCTTTCTGTGGGTCTTTAAGTATTTCTTCCACAATCTGAGCGTCACTCATGCGCTTGCCCTTATTCATCGTTTTGATAAATTCGGGGTCAGCCATTTTTAACGCTTTGGCAAGTGCTTTTAGTGCCTTATCGCTTACTTTGTTTTCAATTGCGTCTTTGAGTAATTCAATTGATTCAGTACGTTTAGCCTCCTCTGCGATCTTAGCAAGTTCATTCCATTCGCCAATCAACACATCGCTTATCTGCTTTTTAGAAAGAACGCCATTCAGGTCTTTAGCAAGTTTTGCAATTACTTCTTTGAGGGTATATAAGCCTGATTCAATCTCAACCTTTGCAAGTTCTTTGATTGCCTCAATACGTTCTGCTCTTTCGGGAGTAATTGCCATGAGTGGCCCTGCGACACCTTTATTAGCAAATGCTTTTTTTACACGGTCAATTGCGGCCTTTCTTTTCTTTTCAAGTTCTGCTTTCTTACCGCTTGCTTTTTTGCTTTGTGGTTTTGGTGGCTCTTTGGAGTTGTCGATAATATCGGTAACGTCTAAATTTTCTGACACCTCATCTGCGGCCTCTGCTTTTGCTTTGTCGGATTCTTCCTTAATGTCTTTTACAACGTCTTTTTTCTTACGGCCAGAAGATACTGTTTCGTTACCTACCTTTTCTTGATTTGCGGCTTCTGCTGTTGCGTATGAACCAAGTGCGTCAAGGCTAATTTTAGCTTGCATTAACGCCACCTTTAATCCCGAACTTCTACCTACTAAGTCAAGAAAATTATTGGCTTCTGTCGCTATCTATCT